CCGACGCTAGTTGTCCCAGCATGGATTGGCTGGCGTGAAGTACTGTTGCACAACATTGGCAACGGCATTGTCTACCTTGGCAGCGCAAACGTCACAACCAGCACAGGGTTTTATGTTGACAAAGCAGCAGGCGTGATGCGTATCCAACTGCCACCAAACGAAACAATCTACGGCATCACATCCACAGGCACAGAAACTATGTCGGTGCTTTTACCGAACGCGGTATGACATGGAAACTGAAGTTGTGGTTGCTTTGGTCGGTGGTGGTTTCGCTGTGGTGGTGGCGCTCATTAGCAAAATCGGCAGCGACAACAAAAAAGACCACGGCCGAGTTCATCAAGTCCTTGGGCGAATAGAAGAAAAGATAGACAACCATGTTGAAAATCACCGCTAAAGACAAAGCAATGCTCGCCAGTTATGTGCGCTCAGTCATTGGCGCGCTCATCGCCGTTTACTCAACAGGAACCCTCGAGCCACGCGACTATGCCAAAGGCGCAATCGCAGCAATCATCCCACCATTGCTCCGCTGGATAAACCCTAAAGACTCAGGCTTCGGGCGTGGCTGTAGCCAAAGCTAAACCAGGCGTCCCAGGCGCACGGGACTACATAGGCAACGCAGACGGCCCAGCACGCGCACCACGCGCCGGCATGGACGAATGGATTAGACAGGCCATCGCTGCTTCGAATGGCGCGTTGTGGAATAACGGGTCGTGGGGTCAACGTGACGTCAAGGGTAAGCCTGGCACAATGAGCGTCCATGCGACTGGCAGAGCTGTTGATCTGTCGTATCGCAAAACTGAAAAGAACCCTAAAGCGAACCGCAAAGACGCGCTGGCGTTCATTGACAAAGTTGTTTCAAACGCAAACGATCTCGGCATCCAAATGATCATCGACTATTTCCCTAAAGACTTTGGGCGTGCTTGGCGTTGCGACCGTCAGGCATGGCTCAAGTATTCCAAGCCAACAGTCAGCGGTGCACCGGGTGGCGACTGGTTCCATATCGAGATTTCCCCACAGGCAGCAGACTCGGTGATCTGGGTAAAAGCCGCATTCTTAAAGGTTTTCGGAGAAATCCCACCAAAGCCTTGAATTATGTTCTAGGGTCGGAGTACCGACAAAAGGACAGGCAATGACTGACCCCCAGATAGTTGACTACAGCGTCTATACAGGAGTGATGGACAACGGCCAAGAAATCTTGGTGCAGATATTTTCTAGCCCAGAGTCGGGCAAGTTCCTAATGGGACAAATCGCATTCAGAACGGCCGCATCCAGTTGGGGCGTGCCCATACCTTTGGAGAAACGATGAACTACTTAGCAGAAAAAATCCTTGGCCTAATACTTTGTACCGTGTTCGGCTTTACGCTCGCCACAAGCGTTCCTGACGCGTCTGGTGGCCCATCCAGCACTACCCCGATAGCACGGGAATACTGGGTTGAGCCGTCCACAACGACCACCAGCTCCACGCTTTACATTGACCCATACGCCTCGTCTTGTGAGCAGTTGAGCGCGCTTGCCGTGAACCTTGGCTGGCCTCTAGATCAGCGCACCGTGCTCGAATCCATCATCAAACGGGAATCTAATTGCACGCCTAACGTGGTGAACGGTAACGACCCGAACGGTGGGTCGCGCGGCTTACTACAGATCAACGGCTCATGGAACAAATGGCTGATTAACAAAGGCATTATCTTGACGCCAGAAAACTTGTTACAGGTTGAAAGTAACTTGCTTGCAGGTTTAGCAATATACAACTACGGGGTCGAGCGTTACGGTTTCGGCTGGGGGCCATGGTCAACAAAATGAGTGAAGGCGTCGCATACAACCAAGGTCAACTCAGCGAAGAAACCCGCAAACTTGTGCTTGACTCAACAGTCAGCGCAAACCACACAATGGCCGTGTTCGGGCTATTAGACGACATCATGAACGTCAGCAAAAACCCTCACGCATCAATCATCCAACGACTCAAAACAATGAAGAACCAGTTGTCACTAAATGAACCAATGCCGCTTCACGATGTGACTACACTCGACTTAGCAATCAAAGCACTACAAGCACATTCCTAACCGACAAAGGACATTCCGACAATGGCAACCTGCACGATCTGCAAAGAAACAATCGCCTACCCAGACATACAAGGCAAAACACATTTCGTATGTGACGGACGTGTGCCGGCAAGAAAACTCGCACCATTCGTCCAAGGGATGTTGGCATCACAATCATCTGCTGACGCACGTTGGACACGACCAGAACAAAACCAAGTAGACGCTGCGATCTTGCACGTTGCGCGAACTAAAGGCTTCTTCACATCTGACGACATCTGGAAACACCTCGGCGATGATTTCCCTGTCACCAAAGGCATCGCAGGTCGCCTGAATGCAGCTGCGCGTCGTGGACATATCCGCAACACAGGCGAACTCGCTTACGCTCAGCGCGGTGGACAACATGACCATGCACAACGTCTATCCGTGTGGGCTGGAATCTGATGGGCTTTGATCTCAGCAACTACGAAACAGTCGAATCTCGTCTAGTCCGATGGTGGGCCGCATACCCCAACGGGCGTGTATACACCTGCATGATGAACTACACAGGCGATGCATGCGTGTTCTACTGCGAACTGTACGCAGACAAAGACGACAAGGTCCCAGTCGCCACAGGCTACGCAGAAGAAATTAAAAGTGATCGTGGTGTGAATGCCACATCGTTTGTGGAGAACTGTGAGACCAGCGCGATTGGTCGCGCGATAGCGAATTGTCCATTGCAAGCGCCGACATCTGGGCCTAGGCCGTCGCGCAACGAAATGGCTAAAGTGTCCCGGGCGGAGAATCCCATCGAAGGTCACACCCAGCCCGCTCCGTCCGGGGCTTCATCTCACACACCACGCGGCGCATTCGCCACACCCAAACAAATTGGTTACATCAAAAAACTAGCCAAAGACGCCAACATGGATGATCTGCGGTTGCTTGAGTTAATCCATCGCGAACTCAACGATGACAGCGCGGTCTTAGAACTGTTGAAATCGCATGAGGCGTCCAGAATCATTGAGGTACTCAAGTGATAGCGCTAGTTGGTGCATGGCTGTCAGGGTTTCTGAGTGCCTACGCATTGGGTGTGTTCCTAGAAAAGCAAAACGATGAAGCTTGACCCGAAGATGAGCGAAGCCGAGTTCAAAGACGTGGTGATTAGCATCGCCAAACGTTACGGCTGGCTCATTCACCATGATCTGCCGGCTGTAAATAGTCGAGGGCGTTGGATGACAAACGTGCAGGGTGACACGGGTTTCCCTGATCTGTTCATGGTGCACCCATTCCAAGGTGGCAGGCCGTTAGTTATTGAGTTAAAGGCGGAAAAGGGCAAGTTGACGCCTGGGCAAAAGATTTGGTTAAACGCTTGTGAGTTGGCTGGATGTCATGCAGCTGTGTGGAAGCCCAGCGACATGGAGTACATTCTCTACACTCTGAGCAATCCTAAACAGTAAACAATTGGCTAGTAGCAAGCGTGTGCCTCGGTCGCATGAGGTGGGCGGTAAACAGGGGAACCTGGGTAGACGGTCGCGCTTCGAATCATGCAAGACGAAATGGTTTGAGCAATGCGACTGGGCGATCAGTAAACAGACTGATGAGGTGAATAGTTAAGGGATCTGGGATGGGCAATCCAGAGGGTGGAGCATTCACACATCTATTGACCTGCAGATGACATACAGTTAACAAACAAAGAAAGCACAAACATGAACCCGACAACAAACACCACTTCCCACAGCCAAGGGCAAGGCGCTTGCGCCGCGCCAGCCCAAGCGAAGCGCGGGAGACCACGAACACGGCAAACGATTACCTACACATGCCAAACGTGCGGAACATCAAAGACGGCTTACAAAGACTCAAATCATTCATACAAGTTCTGTTCAAAAAGGTGCATACGTGGAAGCGGTCGCAAAAAAGACCCTAAAAGCGCGTCGAAAAAACTACAACGAACTAATAAATTTATTAAACAACGGACTAAAGACAATCGAGTTTTAAGCCATACAAACATGAAATTGCGCGGCCGTTGCGCATTACATCCGCTTTACAATGCCGGCACAGAACTATTAGTAAATGATGAAAACCTGCCAATGTTCTGCTGGGATCACATTGAACGGTCAGAAAAAACAGCAAACGTGGCCCGATTACTAAAAACCACAGAACAAGCAGTACAACAAGAAATAGACAAATGCCAATTGTTATGTCATAACTGCCATGCAATGAAAGGCATACAACACGGCGATCATTACAGTATTGAGAAACAAACAACAAAACAAGAAACGCTGTTTGACCTATGAGAAACCCCGAATACTCAACCGACAAATACAAGTCAGCCAGACATGAACTGCTAAGAGACAACCCAACATGCCATTGGTGCCATCGCAACCCAGCAACAGAACTAGATCACCTTGTAGAAGTAGATCGTGGTGGATCGCTTGAAGATGGATACGTTGCAAGTTGCAAGCCATGCAACGCAGCACGCGGAGCAACACATCGCAACCGCAAACTAGCAAACGCAAAGCAAAACAGAGAGAAAGCAATAAACGATTTTTTATATGCGGATCAATTGACCCCGATTCCCATTGAATACTTTGTCGCCACCAGCCAAGATCAGCCTGAACTGGCGCCAACTGGCCATGATCAGCCGAGACTGGAAACGATCATCCCTGACCATGCCGGCTCATTAGCTGGGCTTGTGGGGGACATGGCTAAAAAGGTGCTGCAGATTGATTTGATGCCTTGGCAAATACATGCTCTTGAAGGGATGCTGGCGGTTGACGCCGATCAGAGGTTTGTGCATCGCTCGAGCCTTGTGTCGGTTGCGCGTCAGAACGGCAAGACGACAATCATCCAAGCGTTGATCTTGTTTTGGTTGGTGGAGATGCCAAAGATCAGGGGTGGGAAACAAACTGTGGTTTCGGGCGCGCACAGACTGGATTTAGCCTGTTTGCTGTTTGATGATTTGGCCCCAATCCTTGAGGAGTATTACGGCGCCAAAATCGTCAAGTCGTACGGTCGTTATCAGGCCACCATGCCAGACGGCTCCAAATGGTGGGTCAAAGCGTTGAAGCCTAATCAGGGTCATGGTATGTCAATTGACCTCGTGATTGTGGATGAGCTGTTTGATGTCAACCCTGATTCCGTCGAAGGGGGTCTCTTGCCTGCACAGCGCGCACGCAAAAACCCGCTTGCCTGTTTCTTTAGTACTGCCGGCACAGAAGAATCGGTGCTGTTCCAGCGGTGGCGCGAGGCTGGCATTCGAGCGATTGACAAGGGTGAACCGTCCACGATGTACATGGCGGAATGGTCACCTGACCCGAGCCTTGACCCGTTGCATCCTGCTTCATGGGCGTGGGGCAACCCTGCGCTCGGTCACACGTTGGACATGGACACCATCCGCCAAGAATCCACAAACCCCGATCGCGCGTCATTCCTGCGCGCATCCCTAAACCTTTGGGTGAGTGTTGTGCGCGGATGGATTGAGCCAGGGCGTTGGCCGTCCTTAGAATACAAAGGGGATATCCCTAACGGTGGTGTGGTGGCTGTCGAATCATCGTTGGACGACTCCCGATACAGCGCGACCAGATGCGTCAACCTCTCAGACGGCCGTGTGCTCGTCACCGTTGCGTTCATTGCCGAGTCAATCACAGAGCTTTGGGAAAACGTGCAAGAACTAGCCAAAGACCCACAAGTAAAGTTTGCGTTATCGCCAACCGTGGACGCAACCTGCCCACCGAACATTGAGCGCCGCCGCATCGTCGTTGGTTACGCAGAGTTAGGACGCTTTACACCGCTAGCCAAAAACATGATCGCTGAGGGACGCCTACTTCACACAGGCGAAAAATTGTTAGCCGAACATGTCCAGCGCGCTGTTGCTGTTCGCACCGACAACACGATCGTGCTATCAAGCAAACGCTCACCCGGTCCTATCGAGTTGGCGCGCACAATGGTCTGGGGTATTGGCATGATTGCGCGACCAGCGCACACAGGTAAACCCATGCTTGTGGCCGTCAACCACTAACATTCTCCACGGCGACCGCACGGCCTTGCCTTTTGTCGGAATCGGATGAGTCTCGTGCGGTTGCCACCCATGTGGCAAAGTGGTAACTATGGCGATATTTAACAAAACCAAAAAAGCAGCAATCAGCCCAGCGCCAACAAAGGCGGCAGCGGCTGGCGGTTTCGCACCTGGTTACTCATCGTCAAATGTTGGCGTAAACATGATTGGCCAGTACTACACCTACCGCGAAGGCGAAGCACGTAACGCAGCGATCAGCGTGCCAACAATTAACCGTGCACGCGATCTCATGGCATCAGTCATTGGCTCAATGCCATTGAAGATGTACACAGAAATGTGGAACGGCGATGACATGGAAAAGGTTTACCTTGCTCCACGTTCATGGATACGCCGACCAGACCCCACAGTCTCGTTTCAGTTTTTGATGTCGTGGACACTTGACGACCTGATGATGTTCGGGCGCGCATTCTGGTACATCACTTCGCGCACAGCTGACGGATATCCGGCATCGTTCACTCGACTGCCTGCAGGCTCAATCACCACGACCGATATGGCTGGCCCTGTGTGGTTTGCCCCATCGTCACAGGTTTATTTTCAGGGTGGAGAAATTGACCCAGCCAACCTTGTGCAGTTCTTGTCGCCAGCACAGGGCCTTGTGTATTCCGCGCCAGGTGCTATTGAAACCGCACTCAAACTTGAAGCAGCACGTAACCGCAACGCATCATCCAGCATTCCTGCCGGCGTACTCAAGCAAACAGGTGGCGAACCGTTAAGCGCGCAAGAACTTGCTGATCTGGCATCTGCGTTTAATGCGGCGCGTGCAACCAACCAGACTGCAGCGCTCAACGAATATTTGTCGTACACAGAAACCAATTCAACGCCTGACAAAATGCTTTTGATCGAGGCATCGCAATATCAGGCGCTAGAAATGTCACGCCTTGCAAACGTGCCACCGTATTTGGTTGGTGTTGCTACTGGCGCCTATTCGTACCAGTCATCACAGCAAGCACGCGCAGACTTGTACCTGTTCGGCGTAAAACTGTATGCAGATGCGATCGCTGGCGCGCTGTCAATGGACAACGTGCTACCACGCGGAACCTATGTCGAGTTTGACGCCGATGAATATTTAGAAGAAAACTTTATGGCCGACACAATGGACCGTGAAGACATAAACATTAAAGAAGACACACAAGAGAGGATCGCAGAATGATCAAACTAATTGCAGGAGATTTCACACTTGACGCCGCTAAAGGCGACACACCACGCCGCACCATCAGCGGAACCGCCGTCCCATACAACGTGCCGGCAACAGTTTCGGATGGAACACAAGTCATCTTCCGTCCA